ACAATTCTGCATACCGTTCAATGGATGGGTGTCGAATACAAGCTGACGCAAAAGCGGTTGTTTTCGCAATTCGGTAACCAGTATCTTTACATTGTGCTTGCGGGGCTGAGAAATTGAAATTCAAGGCAAAAGACGCGAAAAAAGTTATGACTAAGATTCGCAAGAAGCTGGCGCAGAATGTCGAAATCGGGTCAGAGCGGCATTGTAAATCATACATCCGGCATTTTCAGGACATGCTTGTCAATGGTGACTTTACACCACGTCTGAAAAAATCGACAGTAAAGGGCAAGCGGCGAAAGGGTCTGCCATTTCCTGAAACCCCGCTTTATGGGCGTGGCGACCGTGTGAAGTCGTCTATGCTGAACGGGTTAGGATATTTCAAGACCGCTAAGGGCGTGTGGAGAGTCAGGCCGACAGGTAAGCATAAAACCATGTCTATGCAAAAGCTGTTTGCGATTCATGAGAAAGGGGCCATCTTGCATAACGGCGGGAAACTACCGGCGAGAAAGCCCATAGAGAAGTCGGTAAAGTCATACAAGAAATCGGCAGAATATCGCAATATCAATCTGAAGATTGCGGAAAAGATTATATGAAAACTGCCATAGATAATCTGACATCTGCCACAGGTTGGGTAACGGCTGATGCGACAGTCACGGCGACAACCTGGCCGATGTTCGCTTCGTCGTATCTCCCCGGTCAATTGCAATTCGCGATGTCAGCCGGCGGGACAGCCGAGAAAGCCACCGGAACAATAGCCACGGCCTATGCGAATTTAGGGTTTAGCATTGTTTCAAAGGATAACGACCGAGACGACTTTAGGCTGCAATTCAGGGTTTACAATGGTTCGGATTACAAAGAGTACTATGTCCCGCTTTCTACTCAGTTTGTTCAGGTCAAATTCAAGCACTACTATTCACAGGTTACAAAAATCGAGTTTTTAGCCGATGCGGACGTAGAGTTTTTTGCCAGTGAGTTAATAAATTACACCGATCAAATCCCGTTCGACCTTTACACGGGGGTTTTGAAGCTACTGCAAAAGCACATAGAGACGATGCCACAAATAGGCGTTCTGACGTGTTCGGCAGGGGCAACGTCAATCACCATCACCGGCGCGAAATACCTCGATAAATATCTGACGTTCAAGGTGGGTAACGAAATCCATCAGATAGCGGACATCACACAGGGTAAAGGCGTAGTCATGACCGATTACGTGAATGGTAAAGCTATGGTCAGCGCGTTCACAAATGAACCTGTCTACCTATACCTACCGGCAGAGATTGAGCCAAGCGAGTTCTTTATATTCGAACCGGGGTTTTCATTTACTGAAGGGTTCCCAGCAAGACCGATTGACGATGAACCTTATCACGATGTCATAAACGATAGCTATGAGACAAGCGGGATTAACAGGACAAGAATTGTCGGTCGGTCGTTTGAGTACACCGTCCGAATCCAAACCATGGCACGGCATGGAAAGATCGCCGAGATATTAACGAGAATACTTAAAAAAGCGTTTGCGGTCGCAGAACCGCTGTGGATAAACGGGCAACGTCATGAATACGATATCACTGATGGGATACAGCAACAAGAAAACGGCGACGGGACAGACATCGAAAATGTGTATTTTCTCGATGTCAAAGTAATTGCGGGAGAGGAAATATGGCCAGAAGTAACGCAACAGACAGCGGAGATGGACGTGACGAGAACAGTGTCAGTGATAACACCATAACAGTCCGTAATGAAAACCGATTCACTGTCGAGGTTGAAATCAGCCAAGACGAAGCAATTGTATTTTTGCCGTTTGAGTCAAAGACTATCGACGCAAAGCATAAATCTAAAATCAGCCTGCACAAAGGATTAAAGGAGTTTTAACATGGAAACCATCTCAGAAGGGGCCGCAAAGGCTTTAGAAAACAGCTCGCCGGCACTAAGCAACGCGAACGGCACGGGTTCTGACTTGATCGTGACTGTGACCGGCTTTTTCAAATAAGGGGAACATATGAGAGTCAGAGGAGTATTCGGCTATAACCTTCCGCCCCAAGTAGGCACAGCAGTGCGCCCAGCAGACTTCGCAGTCGCTGGCGCAATCGGTCGTTTTGCTCGCGGGTTGACAAGCATCGTCGATGCAAACACAATCCCCGAAATGGCTGTTAAGGTCGGCGGGTATAAATCAGGCTTTTATGGCCGGTATGTTCTGGACAAGTTTTTTCAGAACCTCAAAGGCTCGGCTGCGAAGCTGTGGATAAAGATGTACGTTGCATCGGATGCGGTGCAGGCCTCATCTACTATCCAAGACCCGGCACCGGCAAACACGTTGAAGGTCAAAGCGGCTTACCGTCAAATCACCGATAAATCGGCAGACGGAAACTTGACGGGATACACACTGACGAACGGTGCGCGCGTGACTACCACAGTAGGCGCGAATGCTTTGCTCGGTGCAACGTCTTTGACGCTTGCGAGTGTTTCTCAGATTGCGGTCGGCGACTTGCTGAAAATTGTTTCGTCAGGGCCAACCACCCACTACACCAAAGTTTCGGCGGTCGATCAGAATACAAAGACTGTGACCTGCACGGCTTTGACAAACGCGGCCACAGCGGCGGACGTCGTTACGGCTATGGGCTTTCAGATCGTCTGCTATCGTAAGGATAACAGCGGCGCAGTGAGTAAAGTTGACTTGCCTGAAAATGCAATTTGGCTGTCTCTCGAACCAGAAAACACACAGTTTTATGTAAATACGGCGTTTGCAAATCATCCTTACCTTGACTTAGAAGACCTCGCGTCTGCAACGTCAGGCACGCAGAACACATGGCCGGCGAACGTCTCTACTGTTACCTTTTTGGGTTCAGGCTCAGACGGCACCGCACCGACCACAACAGACCACTGGAACCTTTACTCTGCGTTTGACAACAAGAACATTCGATTCTTGTTTAATACAGATTCGACGCTTTCAGGGGTAAACCTTGCCGGTGAAGCATACTGCACAAACCGTCTTGACTCGCCCCTGTGGATTTACAATATCCCGGCACAGCAGACCAAAGATCAGTTGAAGACAATCGGTCTTAGCTACCAAAGGTCAAATCAGGTTCAAGGCGTGATTAACGCTTCATGGCGCAACGTCACAGACCCGATTGGTGTAGGTGCTGAACCTGTGCTCAGGGTGCCAACAGTCGGCGCGTATACCGGCGCATGGATTTGGACAGCCCTTACCGGGCTTGGCATCCACCAAATCGCAGCAGGTGACGACGTAACTCTTTTTGGTTTCGCCGCTACACCTGACGCCACAGAGGACACCTTCACAGAACAAGAGCGCACAGAGATTCTCGAAACAGGTGTAAACCTGATTCAGTTCATACCCGGTGTGGGGTTGTCTGCCCGTTCAGGCCGAACACCTTCAACAAACGTCGGGGCATTGTTCGCAAACTATTTGCTGATGCAGAACTTTATCAAAGTTTCGGCTGTGGAGAGTCTGCACCGTACCGAGTCACGCCCAAACAGAATTACTGCACTTCAGGAGTATGGCCGGGCCATTGGCGACTTTGGACGAAAGCTCTATGAAGGGTCGTTCCCATTTGGTATCGACGGCGAAGGTGCATTCGGTGAATTTTTCCTCGAAGATGGTTCACTGAGTAAATTTGAAGACGTGTTCATCGTTCAGGCCGATCAGTTCAATAACCCGAACTCTTCGATTACGAACGGCGAGGGCAATATCTTCGTTCGATTCTTTCCACCGGCACCGCTCGAATCTTTGGGCATTGGCGTTGGCGTACTGATTCCTTTGTGAGGTAAATGATGCAAAGACAAGGCATAACAGTTGTAAAGCTCGTATACATAAACGGCGAGTTAATCACCGGACTCTTAAAATGGCCGGAAACAGGTTACACCGAAGAAGGTATCGAAGTACCTGAGCAGGGTTTTTCAGGCATGATCGGCAGCGGTCAAGAAAAAGTTGAAGCTCTTGAGGTTGAATGGCTCATCAAACGTGAGTCAAATACGCTTCAGTATCACCTTGATTGGCGCGCGAATGGTAAAGAGGCGCGTGACATCGTGCTTTTGAACACCGACAAATCAGGAGACCCGGCAAACGCATTTATGCGCGAACTCTACGAGGGTTGCGAACTTGGCGACTTTAAGACTCCTGATTTCGATCAAGCGGCAAGAAAGACAGCGACGCTCAAAGTCAAATACTTCCCGCGCAGGTACACGCCTACGAGATTATGAGGTTCCCGAGACCATGGGGCGGCAGAACAGAATTTGAGTTAAAGAAGCCGTCAACAAACACCATACTTTCACTGGCAGACCGCGCGCAGAATGGCCGGCGGTATGCGTCTATGCTCGCTCTTATGGAAGGAAGTATAGACACAATCGACGGTAAAGAACCGAAAGACCTTCGAGACATGCCGCTGATTAATGCGGAGTATGTCGCGCGCGAAGCGTTCAGAATGTACAAGCTCCCGACATTGGTTGAGGGCGTGTATCAATGCCCACGCTGTGGTCATCAAAACATTCATGAAGAAAAAACAGGCAAGGGGAATGCGGTTCTATCTGATACGCGAGACGACGTTTCAAAGCTCGAAGTCATCTATTGCGACCATGAAGAAAACTATGAATTAGAACTCGCGACAGGGAACGAGGTGCGGCTGTCTCACTCTGAGAATGGCAAAGAGAGAGTGGTTGCGGTTCTGTCTAAATATGTGTTCCGCGACCCGACAATCGCGGATATGATGCGCATCGAATCGGATGCAAGTCTGAAAGATACGTCACGCCGGGTGAACAAGCTATATTACAATTGCCTTATTGACGTAGACGGGGAGACTACCGGCGGCGAAGATTTGGCCGCGCTGAAAAGCCAGTTTCTTTACCAGATACTTGACTTCCCGGATTTTTCTGACTGGTCAAGAATCGCCCCGCTGCTTCATCAGTACGGGATGCAACCTTTTATCGACGTGAGCTGTGAGAAGTGCCAAAAGGATTTTTCAGACCCTGTGGACTTTACAAGTTTTTTCGTCTCCGCGCTCCTCTCTCAGTCGAGAAAGAGGGGGGCGCGCTAACATGGGCAAAGCCGGATTGGGTCGATTCGGGTTGGGCGTGGGATTTAGTCGCACATGCTTTGAAGTATGTCGATTACAGTTTAGAGCAATTTCACCACGAAATGCTCGGGGTGTGCGAGTTTAGTTTTGGTGGTACGACACAACAAGAGCTGAGGTCTATGCCGTTCGATGACTTCAGCGACTTGGTAGAAATGACACAGAAGGCGAGGGAGCAAAGCAAGAGTGCAACAGATCGGGGCTGAAGTAATTTTCGACGCTAAGGGCGCGGACAAGAAGATCGACAAACTCGGTCAAGGGTTCGCTAACGTCCAATCAGGCGCGGACAAGACTGCGGCAGTATCTGCAAAGGCTCTTGCGTTTGGAAACTTTCTCGGCAATATGCTCACCAGTGGCTTTGACAAGCTCATGGGCGGGATAAGCCAAGCTATCCCCGCTTTGGGCCAGACTCTCGGGCAGGCGGGGCAGGTTATCATGAATAACCTTTTTAAGCCGCTTTCAGACGTTCTTTTGCCGATGCTCAGACAGCTAATGAATTGGGTCAGAGATAACCGCGCCGGGTTCGTTCAGCTTGGCTCTGTCATATCTGGGGCCTTCCTGTTTGTCGTGTCTGTTGTCAAACAGGTATTCGGGATTATTTCAAGTATCTTTGGTAAGTTTTTCACGGCACTGACCGGCGGGACAAAAGCCTCGTTTAAGTCTGTGGCCGATGTCATGAACATGATTCTACTCAAACTCGCGTTTGCGATACAGTTCATTTTGGTATTGATCGAACCTGTGATTCAGACAATAGCCGATTTATTCTTATGGGTTGTCCGGTCTGCAATTGTGCCGTTCTTTGAGGGTATTTTTGAAGGGCTTTCTGGTATTGGCGACGCTTTTACTTCTGTATTTGAGGCGTTCTCCGAACTCGGTAAAATCATAAATGACCTTCTCGGCGAGACCGGCGGCAAGACTGAATGGATTGCTACCCTATTTAAGGGGTTGGGAAAGATTGTCGGCTTTGTCCTGAAAAACTTTATTCAGGGTGTGGCAATGGCTATCACTATGTTTGTAAAGCTGGTTGGGTATATCATAAAAGCCGGTGCGGCAATCCCCGGAGCTTTCAGAGCTGGTATTGATTGGCTCAAAAGCGCAGTCAGTGACGTTGTAGATTGGTTTAAGTCGATACCTGAACGGATAGTCGCAGGGTTCAAATCAGCATTTGAAAAGCTCGGCGACATGATAAAAAACAGTGCTTTGGGTAAATTCGCAATGCGGGTTTTCGGTTCTGACATGAACGAACCAGAAGGCGGCGGGCGTCCGATGACATCAGCCGGCGGCGCGGCTCAGGCTATGACAAATAACAATCGCTCGACTACCGCAAACACTACTGTTAATTTCAATGGCCCGGTAGCTAATAGAGAAGAGGCACGCGCTGGGGTTTCTCAGGCGCAAGGTGCATCAATCCAAAACCTTGAGGCGGCGCGAGGTTTCTAATGCTGCCATGGTACATACTTTCAGAAAACGGGATTCTGATTACTTCGCCGACGATACCTTTATCGATTCAGTCGAGCAAAGAAATTATATATGCTGAAAACGCGGTGCCAGGTTTAAACTTCACTCCGAAATATCCAAACCGGCAGGGTAACAACAAAATATCATTCACTCTGCCTATTATCAATCGTCGGGGGTTGTTGGGTAACGCGAACTACATGGCACAGTTCGAGATGCTGCGAAATTCTGATACGCCGTCGATAAAAGACCTCATCGCAAAAAAAGACACCATCGCTTTTAAGGCTTTGCCGCAGGTGGTCTATTCGTGGGGTACGCACCTACCGCCGCTTCTATATTGGGTTACGAAATGTGACTTCGAGCACACAGGGACATTGACAAACCGCGCCGGGTTCAGCCAGTTTACTATGGTTGACATGGAGCTTGAACTCGACGAGACTTCAAAACTATACCAGATGTACAAACTTGTTCGCGGCGTTCAAGCGACTTTGGGTTCGGTGGAGAGTGTAATCAATGCAACCACCGGCGGGCGGCCATACTAATGTTCGAGTGGAATCCTATTGCGACAAATGAATTTACCAATTCCAAGGGAGAAAAGACCACGGTCAAATTGATTTGCCCGCTTGTCAGAACGGCGGGGAACTACTTTGTAAAGACTCAGGGCAGAGAACTTGACCTAATCGCATTTCAGGAACTCGGCAGCGAATATGAGTCGTTTAATGTGCTGCAAAATAACGCACAGGCCATAGTTGAATATGGGTTTGACATGGGCAAGGTTCAGAACGTCTTTATACCATGAAAATCGCAGAGCTGACAGGTAAGGGGGTTACTCCGTTTTTTTCGATAACCGTGCCGCCACCGAACGCAACGTCAAAGACCTCGCCGGCCACAAATAAACTTTTCGATGACTCTGACTTACAAGGAAAGATAAATTCATTTCAAGTTGAAGAGGCTGAGGGTTCACCGGCTACCATGACGCTTTCACTGCTCGACGATACAGGGCGGGTCAATAAAAAGTATACTTACGGGTTTAACGTAATAGCCGAATGGGGATTGAAGCAGAACCGGCAATCGTTTTTGCCGTCGTTCTTGACAAAGGCCGACCCGAAGGCAATCAAAGGCGACTTTCGCCGTCAGGTCAAAGGGCATTTTTTGAACTACTCACCGGCTGGGGCTGACGGAATAGTCATTTCATCTATATCTATGAGAGCGGCGGACGTCGGTGGGTATAACAAAGTTCGCAAATTATACCAGACAGGGACGCCGTTTGACATTATCAAATTGACCGCATCGGCGATGGGGTTAAAATCTTTAATAGACTTTGAAGGGATGCATACTCAGATTACTAAAAAGACTTTTGTGGTGCAGAACTACGAGTCGAATTGGGCGTTTCTTCGTCGGTTAGCTTTCAAGTACGAGTGTAAACTTGTCATGCAAGGGGACACAGTATTTTTTGTGTCATGGGGGAAGCAATACGATGCTAAATACGCTGTCATTCGTGGGGCCGAAGGCGTGTTTCATAAACTCGACTACGGCACACAGGACGGCGGGATAATTTCTTTTTCGTTCGACGCGAACTCGAATTCGACGAACGGTTCGACTATTAGCATAGTCACCGGGCCTGACGGTACTTCTCAGACTGCGTTTTCACCTTCACCGACAGAGAACGTAGAGATTTGGGAACTTGACCCGAATAAGATTAAGGCCGCATTGAAGAAAGGTACAATCAAGGACAAAATGAAACTGCTTGCCGAGGTAGAGTCGGCAGGCTTTCAGGATTTGGACAGGCTGAAAAAATTATATTTCACTCCGCGAAAAACAACCACCGCGCCAGAGGGTTACGGATTCACAGGCAAGTTGAAAATCCTGCCTAATCCAAATATCATTGTAGGCGATTATTGCTTTATAGGTTCGCCGAATTCTTTAATCCCGCCACAGTTCAAGAGCAGGGAGAAAAGCGGGGCGGTAGGGTTCGCGGCGTCAGTGCTCGCGCCTAAACCAGTTGAGCCTGACAACCGGACATTGTGGAGAGTGACGAAGTGTAAAACTGTCATCGACGCATCAAACTACACGATGGATTTAGAGGTCTCCAGATGAAGCGTGACTTTATACCTCAAGACATGCTGTCACAGTTCGACTACCTGTTCGAGCAGAAAGCGCAGGTATACAACAAATTTACCGGTAAGGTCATGGAGCTTGACGACGACGGGACAGCGTATGTGTTCTCGTCTGAGATTGAAGGGTGCTTAGAAGAAGACCCAGAAACATGGATTATCGCAACCCCTGCACTTTGGCTGAGGTCGGCAGTTTTCCCCAACGTCGGCGACTATCTTTCATGCGCGTATTTTGACAATTCAGCAACCTATGCAGAATATTACGGGGCGGATATTGACTATGAAAATGACGCAGTAGAGGTCGGAAAAGATGTTATTTACAAGAATGTTTCAAAGATCACTGCCGACCGAGATACGGGGGAGACTGCTATCATTTTGGGCAGTGCTGAAATTAAAGTAACCCAATTGCGAGCGTCGGTAAAGTTCGGTACGGTTGAGCTGTACTGTAACGCATCGGGGGTATTTGTTACAAATGGAGTTGTGACATTCAATCTCATAACTCACACACATCAAACAGGTGTAGGGCCTACGTCTCCACCGACTACGGGGTCATAAGATGGCATTAGACAAAGCGACATTAACAGCGACATTAACGACGATATTTTCGGACGTGTCAGTCAAGACACCGGCGCAAAAGGCCGCAGCGGTAGCCGACGCGATAGACGTATATGTCAAGACAGGAACTGTGGTGGGTGTGACAGCCGGCGGCGTGACTATCCCGATAACTTAAATGCTTGAACTCGCAAATACACGGAGTAAACGCGGCTAATGGATTTGCAGCAGTTATTTGCATTCTCTACCTTCGCAAATTATGGTGCAGACATCCCCAAAGAAATTGAGGCCGAAGTGTTTTTGTCACTGCTGACAGACAAAAGCTCGCTTTTCTATAATCGGGATTTTGGCACAGACGCGCGCCGGGCAGAGTCAAGACCGCTGAATTTCTCGTCAGAACTCCGCCTCAGAAATCAGATTATCAATTCATTACAGGACTATAATGAGAACGTAGACGACTCCACAGAAAGACGCGTGGCCGTACCTTCTGACAAAATTGAATTTATACGCGGCGGGGTTGGTGAATTAAACGTCAAAATGGGGTATTACCGTTTACGCGATTTGCAGTATAACGAGGTGGCTGTGTGAAAAACCCTATCTCGTACAGCGTCCGTGACGGCCTCACCATTCAAGCTCAGATTGACGCTGACGCAGAATTACGCCAAACCTCATCGGTGTGGAAAAAGCTATTCGCCGGTATTTTTGATTCTCTCAGCAATACCCTAAACGCGGTTGTCAATTCGGTATTGCTTCGCACGGCCTATGCGCGGAATATCTTACAGGAAGTTTTGCAGCTTATCGATTATCAATTGGCATGGAAAACTCAGTCTTCAGCGACACTGACGGTAAACATAAACCCGGCTTTGACCGTCAGCACTACATACACGGTGCAGCCTGAAAACATAATTGCACAGACTCCACCGACAGTAAACCGCCCGGCAGTACGATTTGAGGGATTGACAGCGATTGTCTTTTCGATTGGCACGTCTTCATCTTCAACGACTGTCTACCAGCAGACTACACAGACAGCGCAAAATATCGGGACAACTACCGGCGAGTCATGGCAAGAGCTTGACCTGCCTGATTTGGACGTGCTCAAAAATCGGATTACTCTACAGGTTGGGGCCGACACGTACACTCAGGTCGATACGTTCGCGAACTCTACTTCAGCGAATAAAGTTTACAGAATTTTTTATCGCTCTGACGGTTCATCTTATATCCGCCTACCGGGGGTTGACGACGTAACAGGGTTTGCCTTTGGATACGTGCCACCAGCAGGGCAGGCAGTCACGGCGACCTATGCTACCGGCGGCGGTTCGATTGGTAACGTCGAAGCCGGGGATATTTCGCAATACATCGGGTCCGATGCGGGCGTGACTTCTGTGTCAAACCCGGGCAGAGCTTCAGGCGGAGCGAATCAGGAGTCAATTGCAAACGCTCAGAACGTCGCGCCGATTCGGGTTAGGGAAACAGGGTACTTTATCAACCGTTCAACCGGCGAGAGTTTGGCGCGTTCGGTGTCAGGTGTCTTAAAGGCTCAGATTATGCGCTCTGGTCTTTTGACCTATAGCGGCTGGATAATTCCGC